CAGTTTGCATTTCAAAATTATCCTGATCTCTTTTCTTTACTTTTTTTATCTCGCTATCTTCAGATGTCGCACTTATATCCATATCTGACATATCTTCATATCCAGCCTCCACAGTCATTTTCTTCTTGTATTCTGTTTGCTCAAATCCATAAAAAGCATAATCACCATTACGATAATCACCATCTGGATCCAATATCTCAAGGCGAGGATCAACTGTTTCAAAGAAAGGCATTTTATGATATCCGTCCCACCCATTTCTTATAAGTGTTCCATGCCCTCTTAAATATTTATCATGTTTTTGGTCATATATGATATTTTCCATATATGATGAGTTCATATCACTTTTTACTGCGAGATTGAGATTGTCTGTAATCCTTCTGTTCCCATTATAGTGAGGCTGAAAGAATCCTGTAGGTTTGTCAATATAATCACGAGCCATATAGGCTGAGTGAATATTGTAGAGTGTTGAGTCCCCAAGTTTTTCCTTGTTCTTTTTCTGATAATTGAATAGCTTATCTTCTTTTTCGTATTCGTCACGAATCCCTTTTGCGAGGTTATATCCTCTCGAATAGTCGTCTTGGATTTGGTCTAAAATCTCTCCTTCTTCAAGTCAAGACTGTTTGATGAGACTCTTAAGCATTTTTTCAATTTATACGAAATATATTTTGATATTATACTTTTTAATTCCTGTGTCAAACAAAAAATTAAAAGGCTCACATCTCTATCTCATTTTCTTCTTTCTTTTCTGGTCTATTGAATCAAGCCAAAAAAGAATTGAGTTTCTGGTCTTCGATTTCTGCTTCATTATATATAACTTCATCTACTTCCTGTGACTCATCATTTGTGTGGTGTTCGTCAATTATAAACCACATTCTCATAGAGATCATATCTGCTTTATCTGGAGATCTTCAAAGTTCTTCCTTCATTAATGTCTTTTTTACGACTTGGAGTTTGCTGTCATTTGTTATATCAACCTCTTTGACAGTAAGGAGTTCTTCAATTATGTCATTTTTCGTGTCCTCATTACAAGTAATCACAATCTGAGGAATATATCTCTGAAGATAATAGAATGCTTGGGTCCTGAGATTCATATAGTTTCTCTTTTTGTATTTCAAGTAGCGTGCAGAATACGGTTGTAGTGCGACACTGTTCCCAACAAATCACTTACATCAAAGCATATCCACTAGCCCTCAACCTACCCCCACTTCGTCCACAATAGTGTTATTTTCTATAGAAATGCCATGTTTTGCCCCAATCCTTGCAATCTTTTCTGCCTGCATCGTTAAATCTCCCTCTCATATAGTAATAATTTCCTTTAAATGAAGTCATTCCCATATACCAATCTCCGTATTATCCTTCCCCATTCGGGCTGCATCTACTACCATATACCCTGTTTTATCTCAATCATACTCCTTATCAAACATCTGAGAGAGTAGTTGTTGCGTGTAGAGCATCGTATCATCCTGATCGTAATCAAAATTCCCATACAGCAGACGCTGCTTACGGGGTGAGCTTTCAGGTAGTCTCTCAAGCCTTGTGATATATTGTTCATCAACCCACGGATTATCTGTTACTTTTGCGGGTATGAATGCCATGTGTGGAGGGAGTTCCCCTGCTTTCCATGGCTTATAAAAGGCATTCTTTGTAAAGTTTGTCCCAGGATTACAGCCCGTAAAGATACACCCATTAAAGTGCCATGCGTATGTGTGAATCAATTTATTCTTTATGACCTCACTCTTGACAAGCCTGTATGGTATATGGAGCGTTACTTCTCTTGTGATATAACAGGTCATAGGTCCTGCAATAACCTCTTTGAGATAAGAATCTCTCGGTTTTTTAGGCTCATCTCCAGGTTTCGTTGTCTCTCCAACCACCTGAAACACCACATCATATCAAACCTTCATTTTCTCAGGATCTATATCCTTAAACTCCATATCCACCTCCGTAGAAAAGGATCCATCCAATTCAGAGAGACGACCTTGTAGTACTTCCCTCACCTTATCGCTCATTTCCTGTCATTCGTCAAGAAATGCTCCTGTAAACCCATAGGATCCAACCCTATCGTACTCAGGATCAGATATTTCATAATTAACCTGTAAAACATACAATTTAGACCTATTTGCAAACTCTATATTCTTCTCATTCAATATCTTGTCACGATACGACTTCTCCCCATACCCAAATCTCTTAATTACTTCGAAAAACGTGCTGAGTGTTGTCGCCTTGAGTGTTGCGAGTACTGTTCTGGCTATTAACCATGAAGATCAAGGGAATGCCGCAATACAGATTGCGAGTATGATACCAATCGCTTCAGATTTCCCTCATCTGGCAGCTCCACCATATAATATATCCTCAACTTCGCCCCCAAAGAATAACTGTATAGCTTCTAATTGTGTTTCAGATACAAGGACCTCTATTCTTTCGATTTTTTGCATATTTTTTAGTTATTTACTACCTGTATATTGATAACTGCTGGGATCAATTTCGGTCAAAATCAGTCGTCTGTGATACCTTTTTCAGCCTGAATCTGTCTATGAGCCTGTGATTTGATAGCAATAGCATCTTTTATAGAAACAGAGTCTGGCTCTTCTTGCATCCTTCTAATCAAAATCTTATCCGCTTTCTTGATCATTTTAGTGTTTTCTTGTATGATTTCGTACTTTCAAGAATCCTCTTCGAGAGAAGAAGTTGATGTGGGGTGATTTGGGAAAGCTGCCTGAAAGTCTGCTTCGTCTTCAGGGGTGAGAATTATTTCTTGTGTTTCTTGAGTCATTATATGATTTTAAAACATTTCTTATATCATATAAGATTTTATGGTGAATGCAAGAAAAGTGAAATTTAGGAAAAATTTTTTTCAGATTTTCGATTTGTTATAAGGTATAAGTTTTATGGAATGAGGGGTAGGGGGTGGAGTGTAAGTTTTAATATTTTTCGGGTGTGTTTTGGGGGTTTGGGAATTTGGGAAAAATGTGTGAAGGGGTCGGTATGCACACATCCACCCCTCCCTTGTTAAGTTACCCCATACCGCCCCTCTCTCATCACTCCTCACTCCTCCATATATTTATTGCCCTATATTTTTTGCTTACCATAGCCACTACTGAAGAGTGGTTCACATAATACATATTATGTTAAGTGCTATTAAATATTTACAGGTGTATATTGTATCATAAATACTAAAATACACACCTTATATGTTAAGTTTTAGGGTGTGTATTTTGTGCTTTTTCGGGTGTGTTTTGTGTGCGTTTGTTTTGTGTCTTTAAATTTTCTTTGATGTAAAGAGGTTCAAAATGTCAAATTGCAACCAAAAACAACCGTTTTGTAACCTTTTAAACACTAAAACGGCATCAAATAGCGAAATAATAATTAAAAAGTTACATACTCTATAAGAGTCTACCTTAAAATAGGGGTATTTAGGGTATTACGTGGAACAATGTGAAAAAGTTGTAACCTTTTAAGAAACATTGTATGATTTCTTTAAAAGTCAATAGCTTTTTTGAATCTCACACACCCCTAAAATTTAATTTTTACGGTTACAAAAAAAGTGTAACCCACGTGTAACCCTTGACAATTAAAACGTAAATATTACAACAGTCAAATAAACTATAACATAAATTAACACACAAAGTCAATAGCGGTTACAGCTTTTTTTCAAAAGTTACATCAAAGTTACACTTTTTTTGTAACCCTAAAACATATATTATACAACAAAAAAGCCCCGTAATTTTACGAGACTTTATACATTACATATAATATAATCAATAATGTCAATTCCATATTATTTTATACTTTTAGATTTTAAACTATAGAGCCATCATTTCAACACTCTTTTCCCTGCTTTCCGAGCATAATACATATTTCTTCATGGAAATTTATCTCTTTCCTTACAATATCTTAAGTATACAACATTTTGAGTATACCCTGAGAGCTTACATATCTCAGAGATTAAGTCTTTTGTGTTCATAATATTATTTATTAATAATTAAGCATAAAACCATTTTTTCATATTATCTCAAGCCATAAGATCTGTTTTACTCCAAAATATCGTATCTCATTCGTCGGCGTGAGTATATGCTGTAAATCATTGTTCTATCAATAATTGCTCTGTTCTTAGATCGTCCATATTATTTTTTTTATAAATGTAAATTAATTTCTTGCACTGCTTCATTAAAAGGCTTTCAAGTCTTTTCTATGATATCATATATAGGAGTGCTATTTTCTTCTTCGGTTAAACTATACTCGTCATATCAGTTATCAACTCTATAAGTTTTTCACTCAATAGTGACATCTCCATGTACACCCTCACCTGTCATATATTCTTGAGACCTATCAAAAGCAAATAGTTTTGCGTCAGTATAGCCACCTCTTACGTCGCACCCTTGATGGACTTGTAGTAAAACATAGTCAAAGCCATTAATTTTTATATAAGTTCCTTGTAATACTTGTGATAAATGAGAGTCGTGATTATATGTGTTGAAGTCGAAAGTTTTTTCTAGATCATGTTGCTCTAAAAATTCTTGTTGCTCCTTACTCACACCATAATAATCTGAATCCCAGTTGTCACAATCCATAGCATTAAACTCGTGACAAATTTCGTCAAAGCTCCAATCTTGAGAATTAAGATAGTGAAATACATTTATAGTGTATATTATATCAGTTTCGTCCACCTCTATTTCTATCGGAGGGAGTCTTGATGGGTCGTTCTTTTGGTTTTTTTCCCAGTTTCTACCATAAGCATCTCCACTATCTCACATTGCAGCTCAAGTACTAGTCATTAGCATTTCTTGTATTGTTTCTGTTGTAGTTTTCATAATCTTATTTTTAATAATTAGGATAATAATCTCGATCTACCATATTTACCCAAGCCTCGCTACAAGCTTCTATTACTACACTCTCGTTTACTCTCGGAGTATACATGAGGTTTTCACACTTTTCCACACTAAAGACCTCAGCCCCCGACTCTATCCCGAAGAAAGCTATTGCAACTGTAATTAAAAATTTTGTTTTCATTTGTTTAGAAAGGATTATTTATTATTAAAGTAATTTTTTATAATTTTTT